ACGCCGCGCTGGATGCCGAATCAGCCGGGCTGCCCGGGCGCGGCGTCGCCGCCGTGCCGTTGCCGCTTGTCGTGTGCCCGCGGATCACGCGGATGCGGAGCTGCTCCTCCTGCGCGTCGCCGAGTTCGCTCGACTGGCCGAGGCTGATCGAGACCAGCTCGACCGGCCGGTCATCGCCCGGTCCGACCTCGAACACGTCCATGTCGCCGGACGCATTCGCGATCGTCTGCCCTTCGAACTCCACGGTATAGAAACGGGGCATTCGGCCCTCCTATCGGATGGTGAGACCGCGCGGGGGCCGGCGGCGACGGCGGATCGGGGAAGCTGCTGCGGCGCCAGCACCGAAGTACGTCCAGCCGGCGGGATCGTCGGCGTCGTCCGCGGGGGCGCCGCCGATACTGGATCGGTTCGTGTTGCTGGCGACGAGGTTGTTCGTGAGGCCGTCGCTGTCGTCGACGACCCAGCCGTCAGCGCCTGCGACGTCGATGATGCTCTGCGTCGTCTTGGCGGTCACGATCGCGTCGATCTGCGTCGTGGTCAGCACGACGCCGGGCATGACCGCGGCGGCGGCGACGCGGATGTTGCCCCAGTCGTCGTCGCCCGCGATCTTGATCGTGCCGCTGGCGATCGAAGCGCAGTTCGTGCTGTTCGTCGTCGGCGTGTACGTGGTGCGCGTGCCGGTCGCGAGCGGAACCTTGTGCATGACCGCGGGCTGCGTGCCTGTGGCTTTCGTGACGGCGTAGACGCACCAGTTGTCGCCGGTGACGATCGTGAACTGCGTCGTCCCGGCCTCCTGGGAGTGCCGGAGGGTGGCGTTGTCGGTGAAGTACATGCCGCCGCCGGAGTGGCGGCCCGTCGCGAACGCCGGGTTGTTGGACCCGTCGTAGATCTCGATCATGGACGCCCACGACGGCGCGGTGACGTACCGGCAGACGATCAGCGACGTCCCGAACGTGAGGTTCACGGGCCCGGTGCCGCTCGCTGGGACCGCGTAGATGTAGACGTCGTCGACACCGTCAAAGAGGCGGCTCATTTGCTGGACCTCCGTCTAGGACACTGGTTAATCCCTGACCGGTTAACTACTGGTATGGAGAGAGACGCTTACGACGACGCTCACTACGACGTGCGGATAGAGATGCCGCGCGACGCCCGGCACCCGCGGTGCGAAGAGATCGCCGAGGCTCTCCGCCACGCTGAAGGGGTCCCGCCGCTCGTGCAGGTCAGCGTGAAGCTGATCTTGCCGGTGGCTGGCTAGCGCTCGTCGCGGCCTGCGTCGCAGACGTCGGACGCGTCGTCGAACGGGCGCGTGTTGCCTTCAAAATCCAGCGAGTTGACGGTCGTCGGGTCCGTGCAATGGTCGCTGGCACCCGGTGCCTCCCCGGCGTTGATGCCAGGCGACCCCGCGTTCAGCTTGCCGGTCGTGTCGTCGATGCCGAGGTCTGCTGTCTCGCCAACGAACAGGTCAGTGCCGCAGGAGCCGGTGTCGCCCCAGACGTTCTTGATGCTGCTCGCACCGGCGCACCCGCCCGGGGACTCCGGGGCGAGGTTCCCGACCTTCAGGAAGTTGCCGCACCCGAGCACGAACGAGTTCTCGCCCGCACCGGACACACCTGGCTCTTCCTTGAACGTGTTGTAGAGCCACTTCCACCCAGTACACGACGTCAAGGGCATCTGCATGAAGGTGTCGGGCGCGTTCGGGTCGCCGAAGTAGTTGTTGATCAGGACGAGGTTGTCGACGGAGACCGACGAGAAGAAGTACCCGGAGCCGACGTCCGCGCCGCTGGAAAACGACGAGTTCTTGATGGTGACGTTGTCGTTGGTGTCGGAGTCGAAGCGGATGTATTCGAGGTGCGCTACGCCGTCGTCGCCGCAGATCCCGGTGTTCGGGGGGCCGCTCTCGGTCCTGTAGATGCCCCAGACGACGCCGTCGATGAGAATGTCGCTGGCGCCGCTCTGGAGCCACATCGGTTCGACGCCGCTGTCGCTGCATCGCAGCGGCCGCCCGGAGTACGGGACCTCACCGAGCGTCCCACCGAGCCACGAGAACCCCGGAGCGTGAATCCAGATGTTCGGCACGTCGCCGATCATGTCCACGTCCTTCAAGGTGACGTTCGGCGAATCGGAACGGATGCGGATGCTGCCCGCGCTATCGACGACCGCGGCCGTGTCGATCGATACGTTCTCAAGCCAGAGGAAATCGGAGTTGCTTGTGCAGAACGCCTGGTCGCCGGCGAACTCCGAGATGCATGTCGAGGTGCCGCCGCCGAGGGTGGTGCCGTCCTCGCAGATGATCTTGGTGGTCGAGGTCTTCGCGCCCGTGACGGACTGGAAGCCGTAGCTGCCCGCCTTGCAGATCGCGGTGTCGCCGCTGTTCATGGCATCCCAGGCCGCGTCGAACGTCCCGCAGCGACGATCCGGACTGGCGCTGGCCGCGTAGGTGATCGGAGTTGAACTGCGACCGCCTGCGCATGCCCCGGCGCCGACCTCGATGAAGATGTTCGCCTCACCGGAACTCGGAGTCGATGTCGGCGTAGCCGTCGGAGTCGGCGTCGGAGTCGGGGCGGGCCCGAATTCGTAGGCGCCCGCGTCCGGCGGGCTGCCACGCAGATCGCCGCCGAAGTCCGTCGCCGGGAAACTCGCGGGGTCACCCGCGCCCGCAGCGGCCGGCGTCGCCCCGGTCAAGTGGAAGTCCTCCGTGCCGCCCCATGTGGTGCTGACGCTTGTCCAGTCGGCGCGGATCTGCGACTCCGTCCGGACCGTCGTGTTCGACCCGCACGCGAACGGCATCACGTTGTAGGCGAACGTCACGCCGGTCTTGCACTGCCCGGAGCTCGCGTCGTCCTGGTAGATGCCCTTCGCGATGATGTTGTTCCGGACCGTCAGCCCCGACGACGCGCCCGTGAACCCGAGCGACAGGCCGTTCTCGATCGTGTTGTTCTGGATGACCGCGTTCGTCAGCGGCGACTCGTCGACCTGCGGATGGAAACTCATCGCCCACACGTACCCGCCGCCGCCGGACCCCTCGATCTGGCCCTGCCGGAAGATGTTGTTCTCGATCAGGAGGTTGTCGCCGGTCTCCGTGCCGCCGTTGTTGAAGTCGGTCATGAAGATCCCGTAGTACGTGCAGCTCTTGAAGTCGACGCGGCGGACCGTCAGCGGCGCGACGTCCACCATGTAGAGGCACTCGTTGTGCGCGAGCGTCGAACTCGGCGCGTCGTTGTCGTGGAACGTGCCCTGCTCGATCACGAGGCTCGTGTTGAACGTGTTCGACCCGCCCCACGTCTGGATCAGGTTGGAGTCCTCGCCGACACTCAGCCCGGCGAACGTGTTGCCGATATCGAAATTGCGGATCGTGACGTTGTCGGTCGCCGACAGCAGCATCGCCCGGCGGCTCGGCGACGACGCGTCCTGATGATCGACGGTCAGCCCGTCGAACGTCACGTCGGTCACGCGCGCAGCCGGCGTCGTCGCGCGGTCCCCGACGTTCAGCGTGCGGAACGTGAACGCGCCCGTCATGGTGACGTAGCTCGCGAGCCACTCCACGTCGGTGAAGCTGACCGCCGCGCCCGTGGCCGGCGCGACGTTGACGCGGGACGCGCTCATCCCGGTCCGGTTCGCGAGCGTGAAGCTCCCGTAGGACCCGGCCTGGATCTTGATCGTGTCGCCGGGGCTCGCGGCGGCGTACGCGGCGCTGAGCGACCCGTACGCGGTGTTCGAGTTGTAGGCGCACACGCTCGAGCAGCGGGTCGGTGACGCGCCCGCGCTGGTGTTGACCCACAGGTTCGCGGTATCGCCCGTGCTGCCGCCGATGAACGGGACCACGATCGCGCCGGCCGAGACGAGCACCGCCACGCCCACCAGGACGCGGCCGAGAGGCTTCTGGATGAAGCCCCTCACGACGTGTAGTGGTAGTACGCGACGTTCACGACGGTCGTGCCCGCCGTGGACCGCATCTTCACGTTCGCCAGGCTCGTGACCTCGACCGCGCCGCCCGCCTGCACGAGCAGCCCGACCGTGCTCGACGGGGACTGCCCGTTCGGCCAGTAGCGGATGTTGCCGCTGCCGGTGTCGACCGTGATCAGCGCGTGCGTAGCCCCTGAAGGGACGGTCAGCGTCGAGTCCGCGCCGGTCGCGACGTTGATGGTCTGGATGCCGCTGGCGCCGCTGATGAACGTCGGCTCGCCGGTCGCGGCGTACAGGTACGGGATGTGCAGCGTGCCCGACGGGTTCTTCGACCGCGACGAGCCGCCTGTGCCCGGCGTGAAGGTGAAGTTGTCGGCCACGGCTCAGCCCGCCTAGCTCGCCCTAAAGAATCCAGCCGCATTTATCTGTGCGGTGATGTCGCTGCCGTCGGGGGTCAAAACGAAGTCATGGGCGGTCAGCGGAATGATCGCTGTGTCGGCGCCGCCGGTGGAGTCGGGGTCGTAGCAGATGAGCAGCTTGCTCCAGCCGTCCCCGGACGCGACCGCGGTCCACGTCTGGTCGGGGATGTCGACGTCCATCCGGTTGTTCGTGTCGTCCGGCGAGAGCGCGCTGAGGTCGGAGTCGCTCAGCACCTTCCGGGCGTAGTTGGTGTTCGTGACCTCGTTGGTGGTGCCCGCCAAGACGGCGGAGAGGGTGTCAAGGTCGATCAGGGTCGCGTCAGCTTCGAGTCCGCTGGTCGCGAGGACGACGATGACGAGCACAGCATTGGTGGGGTCGCTGACGTCGACGCGGTTGTAGAGCTCGGCGACGCGACCTTTCGAACAATTGAAAACGAAGTCTGCCATTTCAGGCTCCCAATGCGATGAGGAAGTTGACCGTGACCGGGTTGCCACCAGCGGCCGTCTCGCAGCGGACGTGCAGCGACCCGGTATGCGTGAATGTCTCGCGGGCGCCGGAAGCGAGCGGATAGCCCTCGCCGGCGCCGAGTCCCGAGTCCGTGAGGGTGAGCCTCACGGTGTCTGGGCCTTCGTTGTGGATATGGAACTCGCCTTGGACGAGCGCCCGTGGGCCGTTGCTCAGAGCGAGGTCTGCCGCGTTGAGTTCCACGACGCCGGTACTCGTCAGCGTCAGATTCCCGTGTCTGGCCATGGGCCTTTAGACCTCCGGTGTGGGGTTAGATGTCAGGCGCCCATGGCGGGCGTCGTGAGGGGGCGGCGGCTTGGTGCCGCTAGGTCAGCCCTTGCACTTCGAGCAGCGGCCGACGATGTGGCCGTGCGGGCAGCGCGGGAGCGGCGGTCGGCCGCCCTTGCGCTTGGGTGCTGAGGGCTTCGGTTTCGGGATCGCGCGTTCGGGGGCGCGGACCGCGCCGGTCTCGAGGCCGGTCGCGGTCCGGACGCGTTCCAACGTGGGCGCCGGGTCGACGTAGCCGGCGCGGGCGAGATCCGCGGTCGTCGCGAGGTAGATGCCGCGGTCACCGGCTCGGCGTGCGCGTTCGCGCATGTCGAGCAGGAACTCCACGTTCGCCATCACGCGCTCCCGGGGGTGTCGTGGCGGCCCATGTGGTGGTGCTCGACCGCCGGGAAATGCCAGTGGTGTGTGAACCCGGCCGCGCGGAGATTCCGGCCGAGGCCGTCGCAGACGTTGTGCCAGTCCCACCCGTCCGCGGGGATCGACGAGACCGCGTCCGGGACCTGCTGGACGAGCTCGCTGCGGAACCGTGTGCAGCCGAGCATATTCGCCCACGCCTCCATACACTCCGGGTGGCAGATGTCGGAGTACCCGAACGCGCACCACGGCTCCGGGCATTCCTCGAACGCCTTCGCGACGTCCGGGCGGCAGACGACGTCATGCTCGAGCAGCGCGAACGACTCGCCGCCCTCCCAGATGTCGTGCAGCGCCCCGTAATACGCGACGGGGGAGGAACTCACGTCGATCCAGGTCGCGTGCTTGGGCGCGCCCTTCACGGTCGCCGGGTGCACGAGCGTGTATGGCACGTACCACGCGACCTTGTTCGCCGCGGGCCGTTTGGTCTGTTTCGGCGGCGCGTCCAGGAACCCGGGCCGCTCGATCTCGGTGATGACGGTGCGGTGCCCGGACGGGTCAGTGACCGTCCTGAGCACCGTCCCGTCCGGGCTCGCGACGGGCACGCTAGGTGAGCGTGACGAGCGGGCAGGCCGTGACGTTCGACGGCGACGCGATCGTCGTCGCCGCGGTCCCGGCGAGCGCGGACCCGTGCGTCGCGCTGAAGAACAGCGGCGCGCCCGAGGGCGGGACCATCGTGCCCCACGCCCCGATCGTCGGGCCGGAGAACGTCGCGACCGTGTTGATCGTCGACCCGGTCACGCTGATCGACACGTAGATGAACCCCTTCGGTGCGAGCGCCTGCGTGATGAGCTGCGGCGTCGCGAACGTGAACGTGAACGGTGCGTTCGCCGCAATCGCCGCGGTCAGCAGGTCCGGTGTCTGCGCGATCAGCGCGGGCGCCGCGCCCGTCCCGGCGTAGATAGCCGCGAACGAGTGCGTCGGCGTGCTCGCGGCGGTGGCGGTGACGTACATCGTCACCGCGCTGATGACGGTGCCCGGGTCGACGGGGACCGCGACAGCGGCGCCGACGCCGGTCGCGACGAGCGTGCCCGTGGCGATGACGGGGCCGCACCCGGGCCATTCGAGGTTCGTGCGACCGGGGATGTTGCCCTGGTACGCGTTCGCGGGCTGCCCGAGGAACGCCCACGCGGCGGGGGACTGCGGGAAATGGCCGCTGATGAGGTCAGCCATGAGTTTAACTCCTTTTGGGTAGAGGAATGACCGCGACCCGGGCTGGTGCCCGGGTCGCGTCATGGCTGGCTAGAACGTGATGCTCGTGTCGCCCGCGGCCGTCGGCGCGGCCATGCCGGTACCGACGATCACGCTGATGCTCGCGCCGTAGCGGACGAGGAACGCGACGTAGTTGTAGAGTTGGAAGCGGATCTGCAGCGTGCCGGAGAGCACCTCGCTGAGCACGCGGGTACGCAGGCCACCCTCGAACAGCCAGAGGTCGTCCCACTTCGCCGCGAGGGCGAGGTCGCTGGTGCCGCCGGTGACCGCGCCGGCTGCCGTGGCGACGATCGGAACGTTGCCGTCGATGTAGGCGTTCGGGCCGAACGGCACGCGGCCGGCGAGCCCCTCGTTCGGGACGCCACCCCCGGGGTAGACCGCGGAGGCGTTGAACGGGCCGAACCCGTCAGCGGACACGACCGGCCGGCCGGCCGTGCCGGACGCGCCGTCCAGGCTGGTGCCAAACCAGAACCAGCGGCGCGGGTGCATGAGGAAGTGCAGGTTCTCGAGGCTGTAGCGCGCGTAGCTGGCCTTCGACGCGGCGGCGCCGAGCGCCATGTTGAACATCGGGCCGAGCGCCGCGGACGTCGTCCACGTCACCTTGTTCGCCGTCCACGACGTGTCCGGGAGGATGCCCTGCACCTGGCCGTTGGCGTTCGACCCCAGAAGGACCTGCCGGTCAACCTGCATGTTGTAGTCCATCGTCAGGTCCTCGAAGATGACCTGGTCGATGATCTGGCCGGGCGCCTGCTCGACGAGCTGCAGCGCGACGTCCTCCTGGCCGGCGATGGTCTTCACGCCCGCCGAAACCTCGGTGTCGGTGAAGTCCTGGGAGGTGATGGCCGCGCCGTCAGCGGTCTGGACGCCGGTGGCGGTCGTCGTGGAGACCTTCGGGATCTTGATCGTGTCCGTGCCGTCGGGCAGGTCGAGCTGGCGGCAAAGGTTCGCGGCGGTGCGGCCGGCGCGAACCGCGGAGATGTACTGGTCGATCAGATAGGCGGGCGGCACGAAGTAGCCGCCCTGCCCGTCCGTGCGGTTCGGGTTGACGCGCTTCTCGAACGGGTTGCTGGCGAGGCCGCCAGCGCGGACCCCGGCACCGGGAAGGAACGAGCCGCGGAACTCGCGCTCCGCGGCGTCGGCCTGCGCGAGCGCGCGTGCCTCACGGGCTGCCGCACGCTTGGGCAGTTCGACGTTAAGCTCGGCGGCGTGCCGCTGGAGACGCTCGATCGCCGCGGTCGGGTCCTTCATCCGGGACGCGAACCCGGGGACGGTGGCGGCGAGGTCACGGAAGTAGCTGGTCTCACGCTGGTTGTCGGCCCGGTAGGTCATCGGCTCCGACGTGACCGAGACGTCGCTGCGGCTCGCGGCGGCGGCGTCGGCGCGGCGGCGCTCCTGCAGTTCGGCCTCGTCGATGCGCTGGTCGAGCGCGACGAGTTCCGCCTTGCGGGCGGTGTGCGCGTCGTTGAACGCGGTCTCGGCGACGGCGAACGCGCTGCGGTCCTCGTCGGTCGCGTCGGTGCGCGCCTCGAACGTGGTGCGCTCGGCTTGGCGGGCTTCGATGGCGGTGCCGATCGAGGTGAGGAGCGTGGAGCGCTTCTCACGAAGCTCTTCCAGCAGGGTCTTGTCAGGCATGGGTGGCCTGCTCCTTTCGGGAGTGGGCGCCGTGTGGCGCGTCTTTGGGCTCCCGGAGTGGCGTCCGACCGTGGCGCCGGGCCGTCACGCGTTGGGGCGTGCGGCGCGGCGCTGGGCGGGACCCAGCGCGGGTGATGAATCAGGTGCGGCTAGCGCCGCATGTGGAGAAGGTCGTCGCGCAGTTCGTGCACGAGCGCCTGGAGTGCCACGTCGCACTCGGTGTCGGCGTGAGTTTCGACCGCCTCGACGAAATCGATGAGGCGGCGGAACGGGCCCGTCTCAGTGAGGCTGACGGCCATCTTGATCTCGGCGGGCATTAGAAGCCCGTCTGGACGGCCATGCCGGTGCCGGTGATCGTGGCGATCCCCGTCGGGTAGCGGTGCACCGCGGTCGCGTACCCATGCAGCCGCAGGCGCGCCTGCATGGTCCCCGACAGGGGCTCGAGCGCGACCTCCGTGTGCTGCTCGGACTCCAAGAGGACACTGTCACTCGGCCGGATGGCGATCAGCGCGTCCTGCGTCCCGGGGTTGCCGCCAAGCGTCGCGGGGATGCCGTCGGCCATCACGACCGGCCGGCCGACGAGGCGCGGCTCCGCCGTGATGAGGTTCACGTCGGACGAGGCGATCCACGCCCACCGCGCCGAGCGTGCCAGCCACACCTCAGGAGGGAGGCTCCGAGCGTCGCCGAGCTGCGCGAACGCCTGCCCGATCAGCGGGAAGAGTTCCGCGGCGGTCGGGCTCGCGTCCGTGTAGGCGACAGCGCTGACGCCGCCGGCGCCCGTGGTGAGGTTCAGGATGCCGGTGAACTGCGTGCCGGTGCCGGTCCCGACGATCAGGAGCCGTTCGAGCTGCGCGTCATAGGAGCCGGTGAGGTCCCGGAAGATCGCGTAATCTAGGTGCGCACCAGGCGGGGACTGCTCGAGAAGCTGGAGCGCCACGTCGCTCCCGCCCGCGATCGGCGTGACCGGCTGCGACGCCGCGGCGTCGACGATGTCCTGCGACGGCACCGGGGCGCCGTCAGCGGGCGTTCCCGCCTGAGTGCCGGTCGTGATCCGCGGCAGCTTGACCTCGCTGGCGCCGCGCGGGAGCGGCAGGCCGGGAATGAGCGCGGACAGGACGCGGGTCGGGCGAGGTGCCATGGCGAACTGCTCGATCAGCCACGCGGGGGGGCTGAAGTACCCGCCGGTCCCGTCAGCCCGGTTCGCATTGACGCGGTACTCGACGCCGGCCGCTCGGGCGCGTGCCTCGCGGGCGGCCTCGCGCTTCGGGATCTCGACGCGCATCTCTGTCGCGTGCCGTTGCAGCCGCGCCTCAGCGGCGTTGTCGCCGGCGGCGGCGAGGGAGAGGTCCTTGAAGTAGCTCTGGGGCGCATGCCGCTCGTAGGTCAGCGGCTCGCTCTTGACGCGCACGTCCGGCCGGGTCGGGGGAACCCCGTAGATGCGCTCGTACTCGGCGTCGAGGGCCGCGCGGCTCTCGTCGGTGATCGCGGTCATCGCTGCACCTCGCGGAGCGTCGGTGATCGCGGTCATCGCTGCACCTCGCGGAGCGTCGGTGATCGCGGTCATCGCTGCACCTCGCGGAGCATCAGAAGTTCGAACTCCTGCGCCGCGCGCGTCGTGAAGTCAGGCAAGACAGCCGCTCCGGGACCACCGTGCTCAGGGGGCGTCGCCGCACGGACCGCGGCACCGGACTCATCGTCGCCGCGCTCGACGTACTCGGTGACCGGGCGGACCTTCACGCCCTCACCGATCGTGACCTCGCCGCCCGGCACAAGCGTGTATGGCGCCTTGTAGAGGTCACCGCTGGCGTAGTAGATGACCTCGGTGTCGGTAAAGTCCTGCACCCAGACGTACCAGCATTCGCCGTCGGTGACGAGCTTCTCGTGCAGGGCGCCGTCGAGCGCGGTGTACGTGTCGTTGTACGTCTCGCGCTGCTCCTGATCGTCGAGCGCCCGGTCGCCCTGGAGAGCGCCGTCGGCGCGCCACGCGTCGGGGACCAGTCCGGGCTTGCCGAGCTCGCCGGCGCGGACGATGATCTCCGCGCGCCGCTCGTCCTTGCCGGGTTCACGCACCACGGCGCGGATGGCGGCGCAGAGATCCTTCTCGTTGTCGATGGATCGCTCCACGCTGGCACCAGCCTCGTCTTCGGTTTCGGGGTCGGGGACGCCCATCAGCTCGTCGAGCAGGGGCGCGGCCTCGTCGAGAGCGCCCTCAGCGGTGCTCATCAGGGTCGAGACCTGCGTGAGAACTTCCATCGTCGCCGCGCTGAGCTTCTTCCCCGCTCGCTGCTCGAGGGGCAGGAGAGTCCAGTCGCGCCACTCGCGG